GCTACCCCGTGGGGGCGGTGGGGGCGGCCCGTCGTCGTGGTGCTCAACGCGCTCCACCCAGCTATCCCCCGTACCCGGCTCAGTAGTGTTCAGGCCGTGCTGGGACACCCAATCACGCCCGTTGTGGGATACCACCGCCCCCACGGGGTAGCCCTGCGGCGCCGATCGCGGTTTCACCCACGCGGGCGCGCCAGTACCCGTATCAGCCCATGATGTCGCGTACTCGGGGCGCAGATCAGGATGAGCGGCCCACAGCTCATCCACGAGTTCCTGCCTGCCCTCATCAATGAAGGGCTGGGCCTCGCGGCGACGCAGCTCGGTATCGATACTGGAGCGCAGCTGGTACAGCTCATCCATCGTCATCACACGTAGATCACGCATTCAGTTTCCTTTCTAGGGCCTCGACCCGTCTCATCAAAGCCTCGAGCGTGCTAGGTGGGGTGGGTTCGCCGGCGTGTATTAAATCCGCCAGTTTCGTTTCCCCTTCTGGGATCGTGACGTGCAGTGGGATGTAGATGCCTTCTCCGCGTATCTCGATCACCGCCGCCCCCGAGTGCACGTCCTCGACTGTGCATTTTCCGTTCTTGAGCTGGGTGGTTTCCCGCACCCCCACCAGCACTGTTTTATCCGGCCCGCGCCGCGCAACGGGGACGTACACCGTCACCGTTCCATCAATCGCGCGGCCTATAATGCTGCGCACATCACACACCAGTGTTGCCATTGGCTGTCCTTTCTACACGGGGAAACTGATTGTGCCCTTGATCGACGATCCACGAGCATCGATCGCGAAACCGGGATTCCCGGGAATACCCGTGCTGTCCTTCCGACGCCCATCCCAGATACGGAAAGGCTGCATCGTCGACGTGTCGCCGTGGTGGGATACGAGGAACGTCAGCTCGCGATCACCATCAGACACCGTAGGGGTGAGCACGAAGCCGAAATTTCCGGCCGATGACCAGTACGACCCAGTGCCGATTGCTTCTACCCCAGAATCGTTTTTCATTGGCAGCCTGATTTTCACTGGCCCGCCTCGGCTGGAGGTGTAGGTACCCCACCGGATATCGAAAAAGAGTGTGAATAAGCCGCGATCGACGCGCCACTTGTAGGTTTCGGTGCCGCCGCCACCAAGCCGCATACTCCCGTCATCACGTATCTCGCAGCCGCTGGTATTCCACGTGGCTTGCTGCACCTGCTCATCCACATAGCGTTTATTGGCGATGTGATACCACTGGCTCGGCCTGATATAGCTCTTCGCATCGGCCTCCGCAGCGATGACCAAGGATCCCTTATTCACATACAAAACAGCATCGTCGCCTACCCACACATAGGCGTCAGTAGAGTCACTAGGAGTACCCACCGCAAGCACACGGCCGATATTCCCGCGACTGATCACACCGGTGGTATCCGACACATCAGAGCTGGTGTGCGTGTGCTGCTTCTCGGCCTTGCCTTGCAATGCGGTGTCTAGGCCGGTGATCTGTGCTGTCGAGTGCGTGTGCGAGCGCTCAGCGCGCGCTGCAAGAGCCGCCGACAGGCCCGATACGTCCGATATGGCGTGCCCATGCCCCATATTGGATTTGCCATCCAGTGTCGCGCTCAGCCCGTCCACATCATCCACAGTGTGCTGGTGCCGCTTATCAGCCTTGCCCGATAGCGATGGCTGCAGTCCAGCAATGTCAGTCACACCGTGGGTGTGCTCGCGATCGGCCTTGCCATCAAGCTCCGCTAATCGCGGCACCGAAGGGACTTCGGCGGTGCCGGCCAGATCACCGGATAGTTTTACCAGCCCGAGCCGCTCGCTAGTGGCATGCTGCACATCAACTGTATCGGCATGAGCCCCAGCCCGGCGCGCCGCATCCTCAGCTGCGTCACGTGAATCCGCCGCCGCTATTTCAGACGCGGCCGCGGCCTTCTGCGATTGCTCCGTCGAATCACGCGCAGCGACCGTGCGCTCCTCCGACTCAGCGGCGCGAGAAGCAGACGTGCTAGCGCGCCCAGCGGCCTGCACCGCCTCTAAACGGGCAGCACGCACCGACTCAGCCTCACCAGCCACCTGCGTTGCTGTCGAATCCACGCGCTCAGCCGCGGCCTCAACCGCTGCGCGATCATCACGCGACTGCGCCACCAAAGGCGCTACCTCAGTGGCCGCGTCCTCAGCAGCCCTACCAGCCGCAGCCTCAGCCCGGTCAGCGTGCCCAGCAGCCTCCACAGCCGCAGCACGGGATTCATCCCTCATCCGTGCTGCTGCTGCTAGCCGCTCATCAACTTCACGCAGCGTTCCCGCGATCTCCACGCGTAAAGCGCCAGCTCCATCAGCCACGACGGCTGCTACACGTGTCTCTGCCTGCTTTGCTGCTGTGGCCGATTTACCAGCCGCAGCTGCGTAGCGGGCCATCTCAGCATTTAGCTCCTGCACCTGCGATAGAATCGCGGGCGTCCACTGGACCTGATCCTCCAGCATCGTGGAAAACTGGTGCCTGCCATCCTCAGGCACGGACACTTCCCAGCGGCGAAACACGCCCTCAGCGGACAGCTCCACCACGACCGGCCCCGGGTCGATGCCATCGACCACGCACTGCCCATCACGAAGCTTGTACTCCTCACGCACAGGGGTAATCACCGCGCCCGGAATCTGCTGCGCAGGCCGATCAACCGCGGATTCCACGGTCACAGTGCCATGTACCGCGTCACCAACCACCGACCGGAAATCACACACCAAAACAGTCATTAACGCACCTCATCCTTCACCGTCTCAGACCCAGCGTTGATAGCGCGGTGATCGTGCTTCACCACCGCTAGCGACGAGAAACGAGTACCGCCATCCCACCAGCGCCAGCGCGACGAATACGCCTCCACCGTGACGTAATAGCCGGGTTTATCGATCACGACAGGCACCGACAGCGTCGGGGTAACCGCGCTTTTGCCAGCTAGGTACTGCAACTCCTTCTCCGAGTACACAGACCCGTTAGGGCGGTGCACACGCATCGTCAGCCGCACCGTATCCGTGTCCAGCCAGCTCGACGTATAAGCCGTCCAACGTGCCGTCGCCATCACCGAGATAGTCCACAAACCCTGCTCCTCGATGACGATGCCTCCCTTTTCCGCGTCCACGTGCGCGCCGCGGGAAGGCCCCAGCGGAACATCAAAAGGCAACTGGCGGGTATTATCAACACCCCACGCGCCATTCACATTCTTGGACATATACGCTTGGCAATAGCCGCGCACACCATCCAGCAAATCAATCCGGTTACGCAGCGCCTCCTGCCCATCCTGAAAAGCATCCGCGACATCACCAAAACCACTCGGGCGCTCGCCACGGAAAATCGCAGCCAGAGGGGCGAACACACTCACCCGCAGCCCCTCAAGAAACTTTGAACGCGCATCACCCACTGCGCCCTCAATCGGCAACCGCAAACGGCGGCGCACATCGTCTTCGGTCATTTGCTGCATGGCGTGTAGCCCGCTCACGCCGATAAAACCTTCCGGCTGGGTGCCGTGCGGTGCCGTCATCGCTTCATCCTCTCTTGCAGTGCTTCGAGTAGCGCGGCGGCTTGCTCATCGCTCAGCCACGTCAGATCAATATCACCCTCGGGCTTCTCACCATCGCGCTTTTCCTGCCACGACACACCCGCGTTACGGATCGGGGAGGCCTCATCGACCACCTGCTCAATCTCCTGCAGCTCGGGGTGGTGCCTGAAGCCGCACATCCACAAAAAGCGCGAGAACCACGGCACATACAGGATCGGGAACACAAGGTTGGGTTGCTCGGGGTCGAAATCCGGCGGCGGGATCGACGCGAGCGCCCACCCTAAATGCTGCTCCGGATCGGACATATCGGCCTTGCTTTGCTGAATCGGTATCATGCCCACACTCCTAGGTCTTTTAGTGCCTCGAAAACCTGCTTAGACTGCCCAAACAGCCTTGCTAGCGGGGATTGATCGGCGCGCGGATCACCGAAACCAGCGGTGAGTTTCACCGGCTCATCACGCGACATCGACATGCTCACCTGCGACATGCGCAGCACGGGGTAATAGCCGTCCGGCATGCCTTCAAGCCACACTCCGGCGCGGTCGCCAACCCAGATATGGCCGCGCCCCAAATCCCCGATGATGTAGGGCGCGCCGTCGTTGATCGATACGGTGGCGTAGTCACGCGCGCGCGTCTTGTAGAAAGCCTCGCGCATCGCCACCAGCCCACTAAACGACCACGCCGATTCGGCGCCCTCGGCCCATCCTTCGTGGTAGTACGACCAGCCAGCCATCATCGTGCGAAGCGGCGACTTCACCGAACCAAAAGCGAGAAACACGTCCTCGTACAGTGGCTTTAGTGCGGTATCGACGATCCCACCAGCAGCGGGCATGAGGAAGATACTGCCCACAATATTGCCCACAAGCTGCGTGGCCATCGATACTGCGGTGTTCACTCCGGGCGCGGAACGCCCACCGGCGGTGATCTGTGCCACCGTTGCGGGTTGCCACGTCCACGAACCCGACTCAATAGGGGTTAAATCCCCATCGCGGAAAACCACCCATGGGTATCGCGGGTGGGTGCCGAGGAGCCGCGATACGGCGTGCTCAACGGGAACGGTGGGGTTAGCTACGACGGTTACCACGTCGTCCACGACGTTATCCGCCAATTTGGTAACGGTTCTCAACATGCCGCCAAAGATCGTGCCACCAATCGCCGTCTGATCGAACACACCAGACTTGTCTACGATGTCCACGACGAGCTGGCCTTGACGCATAGGGCCGATCCAGCCCTTCGGCTTCGGATCACCGTGCAGCCAGCGGCGGCACGTAATCATCAAACCCGCATCATCCAACGCGGGCGCAGCCACCTCCATGAAGCTCTTCATCCGAGAAGAGACCACACCCCACTGCGAATCATCCAGAAGGATCGAGCCGGGTGCGACCACGATAGACCAGTTCCACGGGGTGAAACCTTCAACCCACGTTTTGGGATCAAGCGGGTCATCCGGCAACTGCCACAAATTGCCGTGCAGCCGCATAAGGTTCACCAGCAGCGTGGTTTTCAGGATCGTTTTCAGCGGCCCCGCAAGAGCAAACGCCTTCGGGAACTGCACCCCCGCAGGAAGAAACGGGTTAGGCCAGCACAGGATGTGCTCCAGCTCCTTCAGGTCATGAAGAAACTGAAGCTCAACATGGCGCGTGCCATCCGAGTTTTTCACCAGCGTCACCGACTGACAGCGCCCACCCCAGCGGGCATCCTGCCCATCCAGCGAGCGATCAAACGTGACGTGAATGTTTTTCGTCTCGCGGGCACGATGATCCAGCGCCCAGCGCGCCAAATGATGATCGTGCGGCAGCGTGATAAACGCCGCCCCTACCTCGTTGTATTTCCACTCGCACTGCATATCCAGCGCACCCGAAACAACCCCACGAAGATTCCAATCACCATCCCACAGGCGCACCAGTGGCGTCCAGATACGCTGCGCATCACGCGCCTTACGCTCATAGTCCACCCGCCCATACACCTCGGACAGGTGATCGTCGAGCTTCTGCAGAGCAGTATCCAAAACTGCCTCCTACTCCAAGCCATAGGGGCGCGTCCAGCGGCGCTCCATCCGCACCTGCACACCCGCGCCCGGAAGATTGAAAGCCGAGCCCCACGCGTGCCCCCACGCATCCCCAATCAGCTCAGCGAGCTTCGACCGAGAAAGCGCCGACAGCAGCGACGACAACCAATCACCAGCAAGGCCCTTACCACGCGCCCACTCCGCAGCCTCCTCCAAAGCGGTGCGGGTACGGGCCGCGATCTGGTCCGCAGACCACTGCTCCAGAGTCTCCAAACCAATACCGGTGAGGATTCGCTCGAGAATTTCCGCCATTTTCACAAGGAACTCCACGGGAATCTCAAAGGGCACATCAAGGCGTTTCCACACCTCCGGCAGCAGCGGCAGCGGGTTCACCGCGACCGGCAGCCGCGTGGGTGGGGTACGTGGCGGCACCGGGTACAGAAAAGGTTTTTCCAGCAGCATCCAAAAATTCGGTTTACCCACCACCGCCAGCTGCTCATGGGTGGGATCACTATCAACGACCGCGTCCCATTTGTAGCGCAGGTGCGGCAGCACGATGCGGCGGTGCTGCTGATCGAAACCCGGGTAGCCGGGGCGGTTCTCGAACGAGAAATCCGGCAGAATGATGGACGCGGGCCCCGTCACAGTCCATTTGAGCCACATCGGCATATCGGTGGGATTCGTCACTGTGACGTTTCCTGTCCAGTGCACCCCGTCGAAAATCCACGGCTCCGTGACCGTCTCCGACGACCACAGCGGGTCGCCTGCGATTAGGTGCATGAGCATGAGGGATGCGCCGCGTGCTTGGCCGGATGTTTCTTCCAGCTTCTGCTCCGGCGTCGCCTTCATCCGCACCCGCAGCGACCGGATCGAATCACCGGACACCACCTGCAGGATACTGTCCTCGCGGTACGACCACGCGAGTCGCCACTGCGAGTCGATCTCCTGCCACTCCCTCGTGTCGGAGTCCAGCAGCATCACCGGCAGCGTGATCTCACGCGGCGCGAAATTCATGCCACGAAAAGTACCGCCGATCTGGCCCACACTGGACTGCCACACCGTCTCCACAGGGGTGTCGGTGATAAATCCAGTGTGAGCTTGGTCGATCCACACGCCCTGCGCTCCCCCTCGGCGCCCGGACAAATCCCACACGGACCCGTCCACGCCGATGAGTCGCACATCGAGCTTTTCCCGTACAGCCACAAGGGCTCCTTCCTTATCCGAAACCAGCCAAGGCACGGGCCTCCAGCCGCTTCTTGGCTTCGTAGGCCTGCTCCATGTTTTGCACGTGAATGTGAATCTCCTGCCGCTGCCCAGCGGATGCGGCGCGCTGCTCGGCAGTGTCGAACTCGCCACCCACCGCGCTCGACACGGCAGACACCGGCTCGGCGAACGGGGCGGCCACATCCGACACGGCCTCGCCCACGGCGCCTACGGCCTGCCCAGCGGCGGTAGTGATCGCGCTAGTCCAACCAGCCGCGACACTTCCCGCATAGTCAGAGGTCACCCCGATGAACGGGGAAATAGCGGCACCGGCGCCCGGCATAGCGGCGTTCAGGCCTTGCACACCAGCGGCCCCAGCAGCGCCCACAGCCGAGGACACCGCGCCACCAGCCAGCGACGGCAGCGCGGCAGCAAGCCCCTGCAGGTCGCGCCACTGGTCGTTTGTGAGCACTGCCTCGGGCTTGCGCGAGAGATTCAGCCCGAGTTGGCCGTGCTTGAGCACGCCACCTTGGTCGAAAAGTCCCGCGCCCTGCACAAGCTGCTCAGCCTTATCGATCTTCCCCGCGTAGCGGCCGGGGAAAGCAGACCGCTGCACCTTCTGCGCTGCGGCGCCCGGATCCATGCCTCGCCAATCGAGCTTCGCCAGCTCACGGAAAAACATAGACGCAGACTTGAACGCATCCATGCGATCCGCCACGGTTCCCCACGCGCCGTTATCGCGCTGCTGGAACAACCCAACGGAATCATGGTCGCCGCCAAGCCCATCGTGGCGATATTTAAGCGACTCGGGAACCGCGTTGTTTGCGAGCATGCGCAGCGGCTCACCAGACTCAACCAGCGCCGTCGCCACACCGATACGCGCGCCCTCGGCGCCAAGACCGAGCTCGCGGGCAGCGCGCGCAATCTCACGCACAAAGAAGCCCTGCCCCCACTCCGGCACATCCGGCGTGGACACAGTATCCATCGAGTCCGCGCCGCGCAGCTGCGGATCAGCCTGCAGCTCGGCGGGCGTCATCGACGTCACCGCGTCATCGTGAATCTGCGCCGCGTGATCCTCGGCGGCAGACGTGGAAGCGCGTCCCTCACCACGCGCCAGTTTCCGCGCACCAGTCACCCAGCTAGGCAGCTCATCCGGCACACCGAAAACACCCAGCACATCCGCGACATGGCCGGACACGACCTCCTTGGAGAGATCACCGAGCATGCCAGAAATCGAGGTACTCTCAGCACCCCCACCAGCAGTAGACCCAGTAGAGGTAGTGGACGAGCCCGTGTACGACGAGGACGCAGCGGCGGCATCATAAGGTGTATCGGGCACCCCTGGAAGATCACCAAGACCACCCAGCTCAACGCGCCCGAAGGACGGCCCCATCGGCAGGTAGTAGAACTCGTTGAAGTACGAGTCCCACGCACCTGCTGCGCCTCCACCGTACTGGCCATTACCGCGGCCACCACCCATCTCGACATTCACGCCATTGGGCAGCGTGCCAGCAGTATGCCCGCCCGCGGGGCCACCATTCTTGTAGCCGATCCGCAGATCACCATCGCCACCACGACCACGCATAAAGCCATGGCTGGACAGCCACGAGCCTTCATTAGCGGTCGAGAATTTACGCGGGAACGGATTCAACCCCACGGCGAACGCGGCGAACGCCGACATCGCGCCGGAACAGTCGCCCCAGTTCGAGCCACCCCACACATACGGGGCACCCTCCAACGGGCGAGACGCGCCCTGACCCTGCGCGAAACGCACAAGATCATCCGCGCCCACCACGGCGCCATTAGCGAAAGCAGCGACACGCTGCGGACCCAAATCACCACGATAACCACCGTCATAGGGTGCGCCATCGCGGCCCACGAGCTGGTAGCCGAAACGCCCCGCAACCTCATCCAAGATCGCGGCAGAACGAGCCCGCTTCGACGCGGCCAGCGGAATGTAGGCCTCGCCACCAGTTTCGGGCTCGGCCCACACACGCCACGCACCAGCAGGCGCGATCTGCGCACGATGATCCTCACGGCGGCCACCACCAGCGTAAGCCTCGGCCACACCACCACGAGCATATGATTCGACCACACCACCGCTAGACAGGCCCACGAGAGACCCAATCGCACTAAACGACAGATGATCCGAGAGCCAGTTCTTCACGTTGTTCCACGCGCGCTTCATGCCCTCCCACAAGCCATTGATGATTCGCTGGCCCGCGGAAACCAGCCACTGTCCCGCGTCCGCGAAAAGCGAGCGGATACGCCCCGGTAGCTGCCCAAGATTTTCGAGCACCCCGCGCACAGCGCCCGCAATCTGGCTAGGCAGCGGCTTGATGTGGTTGTTCCACCAGTCAGCGACCACACGGCCCATATCAGCAAACCAGTCCTTGACGCTGCTCCACATGTCTGAGAACCACTGCTTCACACCAGCCACGGCCTCGGACACGCGATCCGGCAACGTCGCGACATGCTCCTGCCACCAGTCATGGATAGCAAGACCCATTTCCAAGAACCACTTTTTCGTGTTGTTCCAAAGGTCCGTGAAAAAGCCAGTGACAGCATCCACAGCGGACTTCACCCAGCCCGGCAAAGACACCAGCACATAGATAAATCCGCCAACCACGCCAACCACGGCGGCTATCGCGGCCACCACGGCCACTAAACCGGCGATCAGCGGCGCGAGAACCACAAATGCCAAAAACTTGAGGGCCGGTTTGATTACCGGCTCCCACATGCGCTTGAAAAAGTCACCGACGGTATCGCGAAGCTCTCCAAGCTTCTGCTTCATGACATCCACTGCAGGCGCGATAGCCTGCCGGAACACGTTCCACTTCTGCTTGAAGTCATCGACCATCTTGCCGATAGCTGTGCGGAGAACGTCCCACTTCTCGCGGATTCGGTCGACCGTGGGAGCAATATTGGCTTGGTACTGCTCGCGCAGCGCGCCGGTCCAGTCGTCCCAGTATCCGCGCGCCAGCTCAAGAGCGATCTTCACCCCGTCGCGCAGCTTGTCGAATGTCTCCTTCGCGGAGATGAGCGGAGGCTCGATGTTTTGGTGGTATTTGTCGGAGACGGCGGACGACCACCAGCCCCATGCGTCACCGGCGACGCGCACCGCGTCACGCACTCCGTTAGCTAGGCCCTCGGCTAAGGGCCGTATCCCGTGTTCCCACACCGCGCTAGCCGCGTTGCCAAGCCACTTCAAGGCATCAACAAGGCCGCCGCCGATCTCCGCAAACGGAATCGACCGCAGCTTCTCCCCAATCCAGCCAGCAACATCACCAACAACATCCTTGAGGCGGATGAAATTCTCGCGGGCGGTGAGAAGGAAATCAACAAGCTTGGAATCCTCCTCCACGTTGAAGGCCTCACGGAAAGCGCCCGTGAAATCACCATCAACCAGCAGCGACTTGAGGCCACCGAAAGCGCCGCCGATCCAGTCGAACACGCCCTTCAGGCCATCCCACGCGGCCTTAGCGCCTTCCACGATCCAGTCCCACACCGGCTTGATATAGGCTTCATAACCGGCCTTGAAGGCTTGCACCGTGGCGTCCCACGCGCTTTTCATGAAATCAGTGAACTGCGCCCACAGCTTCCGGCCCGTTTCGGTCTTAGTGAAGAACAACGCCAGCGCGGCAATCACCGCCGCGATCGCTGCCACCACCAGCACGATAGGGTTAGCGAGCATCGTGAAATTAAACGCCCGCACCGCGCCGGTCGCTGCCTTGATCCAACCGATGAATTTGCCCCACGCGCCGCGAATCATCGCCGAATTGAACTCGCGCAAACCAGCTGTCGCGCCCCACAACCAATGCCCAAGATTCACGGCCACTAGCGCGGTAGCGGCGGCGGCAAGCCCGATCATCAGCCCCTTCGACACCGAAGCCAACGGCTTAAACTTGCCAATACCTTCGGTTACGAAACCAATACCATCAGCCACGAATTTGAAGGCCTTCGCGGCGGCATCGATCAGCGTGGTGAGAGTCGGGGCGAAAGCATCATAGAGGCGTTGCTTCACATCCGCCAGCGAGTTGCCCACGCGATCAAGCGCGCCATTCATACCAGCGAGCGCCGCGCCCGCGGTCTCGCCAGCAGAGCCCGCCTTGTCCATTTTGCCGCGCAACTCATCGAAAGCTTCAGCGCCGCCCTTAGCGGCGGTGGTAGCGAAACCAACAGCCTCACGACCAAACGCAACAGAGGACGCGGCAGTAAACGCCGAATCGCCCATGCGCTCGTGGGCTTCCTTCAGCTGCTCCGACACGTCACGCAAACCGACAAAGTTTCCTTCGGCGTCGAAAGCCTCAATACCGAGTTCATCGAGTGCGTTAGCGGCTTGCTTCGACGGGGATGTGAGCGACAGCATCGCCGACCGCATAGCTGTACCAGCCATCGTGCCCTTAATGCCATTGTTCGCGAACAAACCGATCATGGTGTTGGTGTCCTCCAAGGACACACCAAGCGTCGAGGCGGTCGGCGCGGCCATCTTCAACGCCTCAGACAACTCAGTCACACCCGTGGCACTGTTATTCGCCGTGTTGGTGAGCACATCCGCGACACGACCAGCCTCACCAGCAGCAAGCCCAAACGAATTGAGGGCGGCGATCTGAATTTCCGCCGCTTGGCCAGCATCAATCTGGGCGGCACCAGCCAGCTGAATCGACCCCTTCGCCGCATCCATCGACTGCTGCACATCCAGACCGCCCTTAGCGAGGGCGAGCATCGCGTCAGCAGCAGACGCAGCCGAAGTGCCAGCAAGATCAGTGTCTTGGCCTAGCTCGCGGGCACGATCACGAATCTGTGACATCTGATCCGCAGTAGCGCCGGACACCGCAGAAAGCGATCCCAGCACCTTATCGAACTCGCGGCCGGAGGTGACAGCCGAGGACATGAAACTCGTGACGCCACTAAGCCCCAAACCGGCGGCGGCGATACCAGCAAAACCCATCGCCCGATTCGACATGCCCATCAGCGAACCGGTGAGATTCGTGGCGGGGCCGGAGGCGAGACGCATCTCACGACCGAGGAACCGCACCTTCGCGCCAGCACCTTGCGCGTTATCACCGGCCTTACGCTCCGCGCGGGAAGCATCCTCCTGCGCCGCCTTATGCGCAAGCGTCTTGGAGCGCACATTATCGGTGGCGTTCGCCACCTCGGCGCGGGCCTTCGTCACAGTCCCCGAAGCGCTCGCCAGCTGAACATCCGCGCTCGACGCTTGGCGCTTAGCCGACTCCAGCTCACGCTCAGCGCGGGCCGCTTCCCTCGACTCCTCGCCATACTCGTCACGCACCCGAATCAGCGACTTTTCCGCCGCCTCCACACGCGCAGAAGCGGCCTCGGACTTAGCGCGCGCCTCATCCAGACGCGCCTCAGCCGCGCGCAGCTGGCCTTGCTTCGTCACTGACTTCTCTTTGGCCTGCGACAAAGCATCCTCGGCGCGAGCCACGCTACGCGCCGTGGCTTGACCACCCTTACGCACCGACTCAAGATCACGTTCGCCGCGAGCCACCTGCTGGCTAGCGGTACTTTGACGCGCCTTCGCCGTCTCCAACTGCCCCTCGGCGCGAGCAATCTGCGACGCCGTAGCAGTAGACGATTCACGCAGTGCCTTCAGTTTCTGCTCGGCGGCCTGCACCTCCGCGCTAGCACGCACCTCGGCGCGACGCGCATTCGCGATCTTCTGCGTCTGCGCCTCAACCGCCTTAGCCATCTGCGCTGCGCCATCAGCGCCACCAGCCTTAGTAGACTCAGACAATCCCTTTTTCAGAGTCGAGCCCGCTTGACCGGCGGCACGCTCAGCGCCGCGATTCACCTCAGCGACAAAGCCCTTCATCGACGCCAAAACAGGCACCCACACACCAGCCAAAACGAGCCCTCCTTAAAGGTTATCGAGGAAGTCCAACACTTCCTCCTGGGTGTGATCGCCAAGATCGCCACCCAGCGTGTTCTTTTGCTTCTCAAGAGACCACGGGAAACGCGGCATCTTATCCGCAGGCATCTTCGCCTTCTTGCTTCCGGCGGCCTGCGCTGTCACCACCGTGTTATCCAGCACACACCACACCAGACTCCACAGCAGAGAATCCGAGTACGAGTACTCGACCCCCTCCGTCTGATGACGGGTATGCGTCCCCACCTGCGGCATCCCCTCCACGAGCACACGCAGTTTCCGGATCGTGATCTCCCCACGGAAAAACGCGCCTACCACATCACGGTGGTAGACGCGCTCAAGCGCAGCCTCTAGCGCTTCCGGCCCGCCGCACGACGCTGCGAGCGATTCATACGTACAGACGATTTTCCCGCCGCGTCGAGTTCCTGCTCGCGTCGGTTGTTCTCCTCAATGAGGAAGCGGAACATCGGCGCGGTGCCTCCAGCGGCTCGGAAGCGCTCCCACTCCTTCTCACCCAGCCAGAACTCGGCGACCTCGGACAGGCTCTCGCTATCGACGATATACTCCAGCTCCTCCTGATCCTCATCGTCGAGCAGCACCGGGTCACGGAAAGTGAAAGTCTCCCCCTTGAAAGTAAAGGGGATTCGCCCCTCCTCGACGCCGGTTGCTTCGGCACGCTGGGCGAGGATTGCGTCAAGATCGATTGCAGACATTGGCAGGACTCCTTCAAGTCTCGATGGCAGGGCGTTTAAGCGGGGGTTTGTGGGGGCGGGCGAGCCCTGCCTAGGAACCCGCACCCACACCCCAAGAAAAAAGGAAAGGAGCTTTTTGCTACTCTTCAGCGGCGCGGACAGTGACAGTGATCATCTCAGAAGCCGGCAGCTTCTTCGCGTCCGTCACCTTGAACGTGACCATCTCACTCGCTGCGCTGGTAGGAGTACCAGTGATGTTGCCCTCACCATCAAGCTCAAGACCCGCCGGAAGCGAACCCTCGGACACCTCCCACGAGTACGGGGCAGTGCCACCAGTAGCGGCCAGCTTCGCCGTATAGGCCTCACCGACGGTACCCCTCGGCAGCGACGCCGTAAACACCTCCAGCGGACGAACACCATCCACAGAAGTGGAAATATCGGCAGCCTCAGCGAACGCCTTGTTGAACTGCCAATACGCGGTCTTACCACGCGCGGGAGTGCCCTCGTACTCGGCACCACCGGGGAAGGTGGTGTAGGTGACTTCGAGGGAGAAAATATCATCCTTCTTCAGCACCAGCGCGCCACGCTCAGTCACCTTCGCAGAAGGGAACGACACGCGGTTGTGCTTGTCCCCATCGACCATGTCGACGTGAAGCTGGGTGATCTCGAATTGCGGCAGGCCCTCTTCCCAGAAAGCGGTTACGCCGCCTTCCTCAATGTCCTCGATCTTGTCGACGGGCACACCAAGGAACAGGGCGATCTTTTCCGGGCTGGTTTCCCACATCGTGAACTTGATCGACTTGGTAGCCTTGGTGATGTCAGTACGGATCGCCGCGGCCTCCTGCCACGGGATGTACTCCTGCTTGTCCTCATCGAAGCTGATCTCGACACCATCCGGCGACAAGTAACCAAGATTGGTGAAAAGCTCGGGATCGTACTTTTCAGTGATCGGCTTGATCTCGGTTCCGACCGGGGCGATACGCACCGCGCCAGTCAGTGCGACGCGCGCCGCACCGGCGTTAAAGCCGGACAAAATATCTTCAATAGCCATATTTTTGCCTCCTCAGGGCATGAAAAAACCCCACACGAGGTGGGGTGAAAAACGTGTAAAAACGGGGGTTAGGTGTGGAGCGTGAGCTCGGCTACGCCACCGAGTACCTTGACGCGCGGGTTCAGGTCCTCGCGCGTACCAAACATCGGGCACTCCACCGACGTGACACCGGAGCCGTCCATGTATGGCAGCTGGTGCATGAGTAGCCGGACTTGCTCTGCGACTGGGGTGGCTTGCCCACGGGACGCGGCAAACACCTCAATATCGATCGCGGCGCCATCGACACGCACGGGGAAATCAGCGCCGCCCCACGAGGTGCGCAGCTCCGTGCCGGGCAGCAGATCAACGATCACGCACGGTAGGTTTTCCACCAGTTCCACATCTGGTGGTAGCGCATCAGCCACCCAGTACTGGGGTAGCGCCTCGGCTAGAAACTCGATCACGAGCCGCAAAACATCGGGTAGTCGTGTCATCGCCCACCCCTTGCCGCGCGGCGCATGATCCGGCCCGCGCGCCGCTCCTGCTTATCGGGCACTTCGCACCCCACATCAAGCGAGGCACGCCCCGTAGCCAACGGATGCGGACGAATCGCCACATTCGCTTCAATACCCGCGCGCGCCATGTCCTTGCGAGCAAGAGCCGCGATACGAACTGCTTTCGCCTGCAAAGCAGCTTGTACCGCTGTTTGCCGCATGGCTTGCTGAAAGAGCGCATCACCATCGATATCGATCTCAGGTGTCATCCTTGCCACCTCCTCACCGTGAACTCCGAATGCCCGTGTGTCGGGTGAGGCCACTGCCCTACCTCGCCTACGACTTCAAGCACCCCGTCGATCCCGTCGACGAGCACCCCATCCGAGGCGCGTAAACCTTCGATGTAATTGCCGGGGCGAGTAAGCACACGCCAAGCAGTGCGGGTGTGAACCCGCGTGCCACCGGCGTCATCCTCGACCAGCTCCACCGGCTGTACCTCACACGAATGACGGGTGGGAAGGATCGTCGCGCCCTCATTCGCGTTCAGGGTGATCGCGCCGCCGCGCGGGTTATAGGGGTCATTGATGCGACCGGCTTTCACAACCATCAACGTTGAAGCCCACATCGGCCTACCACCTTTCCGGCCAGCACTTAGCGGCAGGCGCGCACACCCGCGGCTTCACGGCCACAGCCAAGCCGAGCAGGCGCCGCTGAGAATCCGACAAAGACAGCACACCCCACGGCGCGGACGACACATCAGCCCACGTGGACGATTCAGTCACACCGCCCACGGTGATCGATGACTGCCGCTTGCCAGCATCGCCGCCCACGAGAATCGCGGACGACACCATCTCCAAAACAACGCGGCGCGCGTTCGCCTGCAGCCACTCGGCCTCGACCTCGACATAAAAATCACGGCCCTCACGAGTGAAAGCGGCGGCGATAAGCTCCTCCGCGTCACCCACAAGAACCGCTAAACGCTGCTTCTCGGCCTCGCTCAAAGAACGAGGCAGGCGGCACTCAATGTCGCTCGGGTTGAAAAACACTTGCCCTCCTTCCGAGGGTTAGCCCTCCAGCTCAGAGATACGGGCCTCAACGGCGGCGATAAGCTGCGCCTTCTCCATTTCGTCGCCGCCGGCAGTCTGAGCGGTCACGCCGATCTTCTCGGCGTACTTCACCCACTCGGCCTTCGCGGCAGCACGACGCGGCTTCTTCGGCAAGGCGCGCTTCTTCGGGGCAGGCTTGGGCTCAGGTTCGGGATCCGCCACCCTAGCCTTCGGGGCCGTAGGTTTCTTGGCAGCGTCCACGGCAGTGCCACCACCGATCAGACGCGCCGCGTCCTCAGCCGACACCTCGACCTCATCGCCCACGCGGTGCATCGTGTACTCGAAAGGCGCGACACACTGTTCCCAGCAGCCGCGCACGATACGAATCTTCACGGCTCCCCTACTTTCCGATGGAGGTGATCTTCGCGACAGCCTTAGGATTATCCACGGCGATCGCGCGCTTGATTACCGCGTCGGTGCGCCACGACATGGTGGCGCCGCCAATATCCGAATCACCGCGCTCAGCGTAGGTCTCGGTCACAGTCAGCGGGATCGTATCCGAGTAGAAGCCAACCGAACCGGATTCAAGCACCCAAGCTTCAGTAGCAGGCATATAGCGGGACGTCGCAACATTCAGGCCGAACAGCTGAGTCGGGAGCAGCTTCTTATAGATCGGGTTCTCGTGCGCCATATCGCCCACGTAAGAACGACTGATCTTCTCATCCCGCAGCAGCTTCGACAGCACCACAGGGTGAAGCAGCAGCACATCCGGCTCATAGCCGAAATACTCATTCGGCTTACCCTCAACGGTGGCGGCCTGCACACGCTCAATCGCGTCGAAAACATCCTTCACAATGTCAGAATCGGACGACGCCCAAGCAGCAGTAGCTGCCTTCTCATTCTCACCCACAGCAGCGTTAAGGGCATTCAGTGACATGCGCACAGAGTCACGCACCATCTTCTTATTCAAGAGAGTGACCTGCTGAGACAGCACATCCATCTGGTCTTCGCGCAGCATCTCATACGAGATACGCACACCAAGGGCGCGCTTACGGGCGAAAGCCGACTTCAAGCTACCGAGGCTCATCACAGTGGTCGGAATCTCGGCGAACTCTGCGACCTCCTCGGGTCCGTCCTGCAGAGCAGTAGAAGCGGCTTCACGGAAAGCGACCACACCGGACGAGTTCTGCCCACCATTACGGAAAAGCAAGTTCTCGACGAAAGCGCCGTCCAACTCCTCAGTGATACGAGTCTGAAGGAAAGTCGGGTCCTTCAGAACATCGGATACGGTCATCGCGCTGCCGTCATAGGCGGAAGAAAAATCATTCATTGGTTTCAAGCTCCTTCTCTTACTGCGCCACCGGCGCGATCAAACGAACATCCACGGTGGCAGCGCCCTCGACGCCGTCCTTGTTGGCAACACCAACAACCACGGAACCAGTTGCGGCGACCTTGCCCTCAGCCGCGGCGAAAACAGCCGCACCGGCCTTCACACCCTCCGGCGCGTCACACGCCAGCGGCACCACAGCGGGCGCGGTGTGCACAGCCAGCACATCAGGGCGGCCCACACGCAGATCGCCGGGCTCACGCTCCACAGCCTTCGCGCCAGCCTCAGTCACAGCGCCGAAAACAGGTGCTTCAGCGCCCGCGTACTCGATACCATCGCTGGTGAGCTTCACCAGCCGGTACTTCTCAATAGATGCAGCGGCCACCTTGTGAGTGAGCGGGCCCTGCACAAAACGGGGATTAGACATTCATGCCTCCTTAGACATTCACTGCGCCGAAATTGCGGGGCGCAATCTTCTTCGTGATGGTCGCGTCGCCCTGGGCGGAATTGTGCCCAAGCTCGGCGCGCGGGATCAGGTCCTTCGGAATACGGGAGAGCTTTTCCCGCGTGCCTTCGGGGTCGGCTTCCATCGCGGCCAGCCAGCGGGCGCGCGCGGACACCGAGATTCGGTTATCGCGGATAGCGGCGTCGATAACTTCCTCGCGGCCTGCTTGCTCATCGCGGGCACGCGCCGCCGCACCGTAGGCGGCCTGTTCCCGCAGTTCCTCAAGCGCGGCGGCGTCAATCGTCACCACCAGATCAGACTCAGACTCGCCTTCCTCGCTTTCCTCGCTTTCCTCGGAGGCCTCCTCCTTCTTCTTCTCGGATTCGACCGGCGTCTCCTCGGGGGTTTCCTCGGGCACCTCCGCAGGCTCCTCAGCAGCGGCCTGCTCAGCCAACGCCTCATCAAGCGCGGCCAGCACAGTCGCCTCGTCCGCATCCTCAGCACAGCCCAAACGCTGCGCAAACATCTTCAAATTCATATCTGCTCCTAAAACAGGTGCGGGGGCCTCAGCGCGCCCCCGATACTTAAACGAGGCCCGAACACGAGCCGCAGACTGCACAGGCACCGGGGCATCACGCCCATCACGCACCTCATCGGCCAAACCCGCAGCCACAGCCTCATCAGCCGTGTACCACGTCTCACGCGCCATAGCCTCAAGAAACGACACAGGATCACCGCCGGAGCGCTCAGCGTAAATTTCCGCCATTTTCGCGTTCATGCGATCCAAATCATCAGCGACACGGCGCAGGTCAGATGAGTCACCATCGCCCCATGTCCAAGCGTTGTGAATCATCAGCTCAGCCGAGGGCCGCATGATGAGGTGATCGCAGCCACCCGTCATCACGATCGACGCAGCCGACGCCGCGTAGCCCTCAATCACGCCAGTCACCGTGCCCTCAAAAGCGCGCAGAAGATTCATGACTGCTACGCCCTCGAAAGCATCACCGCCCGGCGAAGAGCACCGCACCAGCAGATCACCCTCCACATCGGAGAGCGCCGCGGCGACGTCCTGAGCGGTCACGCCCCAGCCGCCTATTTCGCCGTAAATCTCCAGCACCGCACCATCGTCGGTACTGCGCAGCGCGAACGGCTTATTCATCGTCCCCATCCTTAACCTCCTTCTTCTCGGTCCGCTCCGGTTTCTCCGGCATCTGATAGCGGCGCCGCACCTCGTCCTCAGTAGGCGGGTCCATGAACAAAACACCGGCGTTCACCAACATGGCGAGCGCCTCGGCAGTCAGTTCCTTCTTCGACGCGATCGGATCAGCCATCAACAGCGGCGCAGGCCCGTCATAGTCAGGCCACGACAACTCGACAAGGTCCTCAACAATGTGCTGATTCGCGGTGTCAGCGATCCAATCCGCGATCGACTGCAGCGACTGCACAAACAAATCATTCTGCGTCTCAGCCAGCGCATACGAGCCGCCCTTGCCGGAGAGATTCAGCACATGCGCCAAAACGGCCTTAGCCATCATCGCGTCGTGATACTCGATAGCCTCACGCGGCGACGCGATCTGACCATTAATGCCGCGCAGCTCAAAAGAAGCGCCATTCGGCAGCGCCACACCCGCGTGAGCACCCGAGCGGATAGCCTCAACCAAGTTCTGGCCATCCTCCAGCTCCTGCTTCGGGTCCTCCGGAGACGCAGACGCCGTATACGTCGGAATGCCCATGCCGTTACGGTCTAGTGTTTGCTGCTCCAGCCGCAGCAGCTCATCACGGATAAGCCAGTGCTTATACGCGGGCCGTAGAACCGATGACCCCACCCACGTCGAATCCGACGGCTCAAAACAGTAAGCCACGAGCCGCGACACGGGGATCACCGGACGATCAGTACGCCCCGTGAGCGCGGTCTGCTCGATCGACTCCAAACCGCCGTCCTCGGCCACGTTTATCTTCGCGACCGTGCCAGGCAGACGCGGCGCGAGCTTCACCAAATGCTCCAACCCGTCATCGCCGGACTGGTACACCTGCTCGAAAAACATGTGCCCATACGGCAACGCCAGCAACGCCTTCTGCAGGTGCGAGTCCCACGACACACGGCCACGGCGGCGAGGAACAGCCCCCCGCTCCTGCCCAAGCACCGGCAGGCGAAGATCACCAGCCACATGCCGCACCACATCATCCGGCGCGCCGTTCGGGGCGATACGCCACGTAGACCTGCGGATCGGCAGTGTCACAGCGCGCATAATTGACTGCACTTGCGCGTCCTGCCGCAGCATCTTCGAATACACCCGCGTCGATTGAGGGAACCGAAGCTCCCAGTTATCCTCCCGCATCCCAGCCGCGACAGCACGCGGGGAAGCATGACCAATTTCCGCCATTTTCACCTCCTAGAATTTCATCCGGCCCACAGGGGCGCCCATAGGAACAAGCTTCGGGCGGACAGTGGGGCGCCTCATCGGCACCACCTCCTGCAGCGCGTTACGCTCCAAAGCGAGAATCGCGAAAGTGGCGGCAACGATCGGGCTGCCAGCGCCGCGAACACGCTTCACCGCGCGCCCGTACTCCCCAATCTCGCGCTCCTCAACCACCGACAGGGCATCAAGCCAGCGCGGATCACCATCATGAGACAAGCCACCCTCCTGCACCAGCTGCTGCATAAGCATGTAGGCTTTCGCCACATCGCGGGCCTGCATAATCATCGGCTCCACCCCCAGATCACGGATACCGCGCTCAATCGTCGAAGCAGGCCCACGAACATCAATCGCCACCGCCAAAGGATCATTCAGCTCAACAGCAGTACCAATATCAGCGACCAGCCCATCTCGGTCGAACTCGACACGATCAGCGAGTGATAAATGCACCCCATCGCGAGTTTTCACCGCAGCCACCGTCGCGCAAACATCACCACTGACATTCACATCCACACCCAGCGCGGACTCACGCAGGCGGGTAACCACAGGCTCGGAATCCGCCAGCCCCGTCCATTGATCCACATCAATAATCGGCTGGAAGTCGGAATCATCACCGTCACGAGGAACCCAATTACCAATGCCAAGAGTCTCAACAAGATAAGCGTCCCGCAGCTCCTCGGATACGCGCGCCGATTCCGCGTCCTTTCGCGCATCCCTGTACTGTGCGCCCGGGCCGGAACGAGTGAGCGACGGGTTCGCTTGGATCAGCGCCGCATCCGAGTACACGTCCACCTGCTCGGGATCGGCTGACCACTCCATGAAAAGAGTGCCGGGCACACCATCGATGCCACCCCAGCGCTTAGCGGAAAAAGTGCCACCGTGGTAGTGCTCCTCCCGATTGACCGGCGAGGAAATAAACACTGTGTGGGCGTTCTGTTTCGCGCGTGTCGTTTTCGACATAGCCGCGTAGACCTGCGTTGGCAAGTTGAAGCACTCATCGAGCACTAGCAGATCGATCGACAGGCCACGGCCCGTCTTATCAGTGCGGGTACGGAAGCGGGCCTTCGCATCGTTGGGGAAAATAATGCCTTCTTTGCCGTTCGTGCGCACCAGCGTGGGCACACCCGGGTGATCGGGGTCATCCTCCCACCAATAAAACAAATCCTCGTTGCCCTCGATCACTTCCCACAGCCGGTCACGCGCATCCACAGCCGTATCCAAAAAGTGCGCGGTATGAAGAATCTCGGACTCGCCAAACAGGTAAATACCGGCAAGCTCCCGCGCCACCAGAATCTCACCCTTACCGTTCTGGCGCGGCACCACGATCACCGACTCCGACGCGGCCCACAAACCCTCATCATCAGTCGCACACATCGCCCGCAGCACATCCTCCTGCCACGGAAAAAGCGTCATCCCAGCCCAGCGAGCAAAAGCAACAGCCTTATCCCCACGCGACGTATCACCATCAGGGATAGACGACAGCCGCGGGGCACGACACCCAATCAACTCAGACACGCACCCCACCCCCTGTTACACGATCTTGAAATCCGGTTTCGAACGGCGTGGCCTCGACTGTTTCTGTTCCCCAAAAAGATCAGGCCGGTCTTTCACCCAGCCGCGCAGCTCAGCCGAAGCGCGCTTCTCAATCTGCAGCGCGGGGTGCTCCACCGGCGAGCCCTTCCCGTCATCCACGATCGCGCCCTCACGCGCCAGCGTCTCCTGCGCCTCCCGCAGCCGAATCACCAAAGCCGCCACGGCGGACACCACCGACTCATCAAACGCATTCAGATCACGGCCCGCGCGGATACGCTCAAACTCGTCATCGATAGTCACAGCTCCTCCTTTCGGGCATGAAAAAACCCCACCCCCTAACACAAGGGGCGGGGCATCAACCCAACCAGCTATCCGGCCTCAACATTCACCGAGCCCATACGCACCGCAGCCGTATTCCTCTGTACCGAGGGCATCGCCACCACCTGCCGAGCAGGATCAACCGTCCGCAGACCCGGCATCACACGCCCAAAAGACCGCGACTCCGGCGCCTCACGAAACGCCGCGCCAACAAAATCCTCGAACATATCGCAGCGCTCGACATCATCCGTCATCTCGAACTGCTCGCAACGGATATTTTTGTTCAAGTTCATGGATGACGTGATGCACACATCCCACTCCTCATTACGGATCAGCACAAACTTGGCGTGGGTGCGGATCGTGATAATCGACTCCGGCCCAAACAACTCATCAATCTCATGCACACCAGCCTGCCCTTTTTTGTTCCGGCCAGAGTCCATCACGAAACGAATCGACCGGATACGCCCATCGTCACGGAAATTACGCGCGGCCTCCAGATCATAGAAACCTGCAGACCACGTCGCGATCGTCACATCCGCAGGCCCCGTAATATCCAGCGTCGCCTGCACCAGATCAATCAGCGAAAACTGCCCATACGTCAGTCCGAGCACATCCATGCCGTGATCGAAGCCCGCGATCGATTGCGAGGCCACACCGGCCTTCGAGAACCGCGCAAACGACTTCTCAGCACGCCGCAAATGAGCGGGCTTCACATCCGCGGTCACAGAGTCCGCTAGATGCTTCAGCATCGCGTTCGACAGCTCCACCCCCTCGGCAGCAGCCGCTTTCTTCAGAGCGCGCTTCACTCTGGTAGCGTCAGTCATGTCATTGATCCTTTCTCATCAATGGCCGCGCCGCAGAACGTGCCAGCGTTGCTGCGGCTTTCACATACCTATTCTAGCAGCTCACACCCTATTTTCTCCACTCGGACACGCACCCCAGCACCCCACCTTTTCCCAGTAGATGGGATTCATTTTCCACAGGGGGAGAGAAGGCGCGACTGCGCATGCGAGTGGGGGTGGCGGGGAGCATACCTCCCAAGATTATTGGGGTACCCCCATTGTCTCACTGTGTGGGATGGGGGTTATTTCCAGCGGAACGCGGGCGCCGGTGTGGTGTTGGGTTCCCTGTTTGGTTGGATGCCGAGTGCTGGTCGTGTGTTGTCGTTGGTGCCGTCTTGTCGTTGGCTGTTGCAGGTGAAGTGGAGTAGGCGCCCGGCGGTTTCGTGTCGGGCTGCGCCTCCGGCGTTGATGTGGTCGGCGGCGAGGGGGCGCCCGTCGGGGTTTCGTTCGGGTTCGCGGTACATGGGTTTGCCGCACCACCAGCAGGGTTGGCCTTGTGTCATGGTGGCGAGCAAGGCTTTGCGGGTGCGTTTGTGGCGGTGGTCGTAGCCGCGTTGTTTCGTGCTCTTGCTACTTGCTGCTGCTGTTTTGCCTTGCCGCTTCTGGTGTGTGTTGAGCGCGGAGTGTTCCACGGCGACTTCGTGGCCTTTTTCGGCGAGGCTGGCAGCGAGCAGTTCGGCGAGCGCGACACTGCGGTGCTTACCCGCGGAGCACGCTATCGCGATCGTCACGTCCGTGTTCTTCGCGGCGGTGTTCTTCGCGGCGGCGTGTGCTCGTCGGGTGAGCGCGGCCAGCACCCGCGCGAAATCATCGTGGTCGCACAACCATTGCTGTACTTGTGGTGATCGCCCGTCGCGCGGCCTGAGTGCTGGCTCGTCGTGTGGATTGGGTAGCTGGCTGGCGTCGTAGCGCAGCGTCGCTGGCACGCGTTGTTTACTTGGGTGGCTGATGATGCGGATCGTTGGCGCCTCCCTTCGATGCGGGCATGCGAAAGGCCCCCAAGAAAAAGTTTATTCCTTGGAGGCCCATCTATCTCAAGCGTTAGCTTAGCACAGGTTTGGACACTGCACATAGCTGGTGTGGTGGCGGTGGCTATGGTGGGGGTAGTTCTTGGGTGCGGTAGTACACCCTCCCCCCCATCGTGTACTGGGTGACGCGATGCCGGTGGCACCATTTCCGCACCGCAGCGATGGTTTTGCCGGTGGCGTCTGCTATCTCGTCCACGGTGGCGTAGTCCGGCAGGGGCCGCGCGGTGGGGGGTGGGGTTAGTTGTTGGGCGAGGTTTCCGGCGAGCTGGGTGAGTTCTTCTGCGCAGTCATCGGCCCATGGCATTGCGGCGAGTTGTTCGGCGTGGCGTGCCATCCAGGCGCACCAGAAGCCTTGCTCGGCCACACTGGCGGGGATGAGCAGCTGAGTATCAGCGGATAGGTTGCGTGCCCAGCCGGAGGTGATCGGGGCGATCGTGTCCACCACCGTCGCCAGCAGGGTTTGGTCACAGGGCACGCTCCTTACCCCGCTGCCTCTTATCCCTGTCTCGCTCTGCCCTCCTTGCCCATATCCGGAGCCGTAGAGTAGCTCTCGTGCTTGGTGCGTGAGCCCCGCGACGGTGCGCAGCAGCACACGCAGATCATCAGGTGACACTTGGCCTCCTAGGGCTCGATTGTGTGTAGGTGTGCGAGGGTGTCGTAGATGCTGTTTTCGATGGCTCCGCGCTCCTTTTTGGTGAGGCGGCGTCCTGCGATGAGCTCCAGCGTGCCCTCACTCAGCTGGGCGGTACTGCAGCTGCGGATGTATTCGCGCGCGATGTAGCGGGCGTCGTCTGGTGTGCCGTCGGGGTTCCATGCGCGCGGCATGTCATCGAGTGTTGGGTTGTGTGTCATTGCTGCTCCTTCTCGTGCTCGCTCCATTTTTCGGCCAGGTGGTCGATTACGTGTGCGTGATCGTCGATATGGATGTGGGATAGGTGGAGGGCGGCTTGGATGTATGGTCGGCGGCGTGTGATTTCTTCGCCGCGTGCTTCTGGCCAGCAATCGTCTTTTTCGATCAGTGTGGAGAGCTGGTGGGGTGTGCCAGCCCAGCATCCGAGCTGGATATGCCAGCCGTCGGGAGTGGGGGCGAGGATGAAGTCGCCGCTGGGTAGCGAGTTTACGGCTAGCCCGCCCCAGATGGCTCTTTCTATAGCCGCGCCGTGCAGGTCCGCGTCGTACAGGTTCGCGCCGTTCAGGTTCGCGCCGCGCAGGTCTGCGCCGCACAGGTCTGCGCCGCACAGGTCTGCTTCGTACAGGTTCGCGCCACGCAGGTTCGCGCCACGCAGGTTCGCGCCGTACAGGTTCGCGGCGTACAGGTCCGCGTCGTACAGGTTCGCGCCGTTCAGGTTCGCGCCGCGCAGGTCTGCGCCGCACAGGTCTGCGCCGCACAGGTCTGCTTCGTACAGGTTCGCGCCACGCAGGTTCGCGCCACGCAGGTCTGCGCCGCACAGGTTCGCGCTGCGCAGGTCTGCGTCGTACAGGTCCGCGCCACGCAGGTTCGCGCCACGCAGGTCTGCGCCGCACAGGTTCGCGCTGCGCAGGTCTGCGGCGTACAGGTCCGCGCCACGCATGTCTGCGCCGTGCAGGTCCGCGCCGCACAGGTTCGCGCCACGCAGGTTCGCGTTGCGCAGGACCGCGCCGCACAGGTTCGCGCCGCACAGGTCTGCGTCGTACAGGTCCGCGCCGTGCAGGTCCGCGCCGCACAGGTCTGCGGCGTACAGGTCCGCGCCGTGCAGGTCCGCGCCGTGCAGGTCCGGTGACTTATTCTCCTGGCGCGCTTTGTCCACAATCGATAGAGCTTCGTCTCGGTTCATTGGGCATTCCTTTCGGTTAGTTGGTGGATGGTGTCGATGTCTGCGCGTAGACGCCTTATTTCGGCGGCGAGGGCGTGGTTTTTCGCGTTGAGGCGTTTGACTGCTTCGGCGGCGTTGTCGAGCCAGCCGCGTGTGGTGGAGTCATCGATTTTCTCGGCGCGTCTCTCTAAGCCCCGCGCGAGTTCGGCGGGGGTCATTGGTTTTCTCCTTGGATGGTGATGTGTGCGCCGGTGAACCCGTCTTGGTGAAAGGTTTTCGCGGCGCGCAGGGTGACAACGCGGGAGTCGTTGCGGATCATCCCGGATTGTTCGAGGCCGTCGAGTGTGGAGCGGCACAGCTTGTCGAGGTCGGGGGTGGTGGCTGGTAGCGGGAAACGCGGGCGCTTGGGCTTGGGTAGGTAGAAAATAATGTCCACGGCCAGCGGCTGGTCTAGTGGTTCCGCGCCTTGATGGGTGGTGGCGGCGGCGATCTTCACCGCACGCCTCCATGCGGGCAGTTTCTTCGATGACTCGACCATGCGGCCCCCACCAATATGCTTTTTGCTGCCTTGGGGTGCGGGGATACCGGGCACAAGAATCGTGATGCTCATGCCCCGGTGCTCCCGAATCCGCCGGTGCCGCGATCAGTGGCATCGTCGAGCTTGTCTACTGGGGTGTAGACGGGGCGGCTATGGGGAAGGATCACGAGCTGGGCTATGCGGTCGCCTTTTTTGATGGTGACGGGCTCGGGCCCGTGGTTGATGACCACTGCCCCGATTTCTCCGCGGTAGCCGGCATCGATGATTCCGGGCGAGTTGAGCACTGTGATGGCGTATCGGGCTGCAAGCCCGGAGCGCGGGCAGATCTGACCTACATGCCCCTCGGGGATAGCCACGCTGCATCCTGTTGGTATGACGGCGTGTTTCCCGACGTGCAGGGTGATGGTGGTTTTGGCGACGAGGTCTGCTCCTGCGTCACCTTGGTGGGCTTGTGCCGGTGCTGTGCCGACGTAGGGGATTGTTGTCATGGTTGCTTCTTTCTGTTTTTGGGGTTGGGTGATGGGCGCTTCCCCGGTGGGGTGCGCTTGGGTGGTGAGGGGGGTTGGTGATGTGTGCGGCGCGTCACTACCGCTGTCCGCTTCCCGTTAGGTGGCGTACGCGCCACGTTACGGAGCATTACCGGTTCGGGTCTGGGGCGCTAGCCCCAGTTACAGAAGGGTGGGGGTTAAGGGAATGAAATGACCGTCCCACCCTTCGAGGTTCCCTTACTGTCTGCTTACTGTATTTATGTGACATGGGTGTCACGTTCAATGTGACATGGGTGTCACGTTCAATGTGACATGGATGTCACGTTCAAAAACGGGCAAAAGTGGCACTGGTGTCACGTTCGCTCCTCTTTTGGAGGCGCGTTGAGCACCCACACCACCGGCGCCCGGCCGCCCCCACGGCGCGTGGATAATCGTTGATCCCCGCGGGCGATAATCTTCTTAGCCTCAAGCTGCTTCAAGCATCTCAGTACGGTTCTGCGATGCGTGCCCAGCCGGTCCGCAATGAGCACGGTTGACGGCCATGCTTGCTGCCGTCCTCCGTGATCGCGTGCCTTATCCGCGAGGAAATACAGCACCGCCCGCTCCGTGGGGGATATGTCGTCTACTTGGTCACTCACCCACGCGACGGCGTGGATACTCAAAAACTCACCCCCTCTCTATGGCTTGGCAGATCGCGGCGATAGCGCGCGCCGTTTCAGCCGTGACTAGAACATTCACGCGATGAGCGTAGAGGGCGATGCCCTCCGCGCTCAGATCATCGTATTTAGGGATCATGGGGCCTCTTGCTTTCATTGCCCCACAACATCGGGGTAGTACGTGCTCTCCCATTCTGAGCGCCCGCGATCAGCGCCGCGCACACCACCGAGCGATGAGACTCGCAGCCAGCGCCGGTCCAGCCTCCCCCCGACAGACATCGCATAGGCGGGGTGTACCGGCAGATCATGCCGCTCCAGATATGCGAATACCTCGACAGCCGACCACCGTCCTATCGGCCTGCATGCTCGACCACTCGCATCACCCCAGCGCGCCTGGGCTATCGCCCGCACCCGTGATTCTTCAGCTCTAATGCCCGAGATGTGGCGGTCGCCATGGTCACGCTCGGCTAGGGTGAAGCCTCCACGGCTAGTACGCCGGGATCCTGATACGGTCTCCGCGTTGCTTTCCCACCACCGTGGGGCGGTGGCTTCCACGGCATACTCGTGGTAGTCCACGTGCTCTCCATACCGGTCTAGGAAGGCGTCTCGCACTTTTGTGCAGTCGGGGTTCTCCCACTTTTCGACTCGCACCCACACCAGCGGTAAGTGTAGCCCGCTGGTCGCGGCTAAATGCGCCACAACCATCGAGTCTTTACCCCAGCTTGTGGATACGTAGCAGGGGCCCTGCTCGGCGAAAACTTGGATAGTGTCACGGGCTTTATCTGCCATGTCGTCGAGTGGCAGTTGCCCGGCTAGTAGCCGGTCGTAGCGCGCAAGCCGACGCCAATGCGCTCGGTCTTGCGCGGTGAGTCGAGTCGAGTCTATGAGCATGGTTTTCTCCAGACCACCTCGGTGCGGGGAGCATGCCGTGTGCCTCGTCCTCCGGCTTGTGAGGGAAACTCGAATCGGTCCCACCCATCCAGCGCGGTGTCATACATCCGGTTTGGATACGAGCTGATCAGCACCTGAGCTTCGACCGTCGTGATGACGTCGAGCAGCTCTTGATGGTCGTCGTCGTTAAGGTCGTAGGGGTACGCGGTGCCTGATCGTGTGACGTGAGGGTATGGGGGGTCGAGATACAGCAGCGTGGTGGGGCTTTTGCCGTATTTTTGGATCATGCCGATAGCCCCCCGGTCGTCGAGGGACACACCCGCGAGCCGGTCAGCGACCGGCTGGATACGGTCGGCGAAGGCGTCGAGCTGTGATGGCAGGCTACGGGACGATGGAGTGTATTTGACGTACCGCGCCCACATCCCCCCATGCATCGTGGTACGGCTCGTGCCTTGGAGTAGCACGGTGAGGGTGCGGCGCGCGTTTTCTACCGGATCGTCCGTGTCGGGTAAATCCCTGAGCGCCCCGTAGTACTCGGCTCTGGAGTGAGGTGTGAGTCGCATCGCGGCTGCGAGTTCGGCGGGGTGGTCTCGGATCGTGCGCCATAGATTCAGTAGTTGGTGGTCGGCGTCTCCGGCGGTTTCGGCTACGCTTCGAGGTTTCGCGAGCAGCACTCCCAGTGATCCAGCGTACGGTTCTACGTAGTGGGTGTGGTCGGGCATTAGCTCGATGATTCTCCGCGCCATGGACACTTTCGAGCCGAGGTAAGGAAACGGTGGTTTCGCGAGGTTAGGCACATGTGGTCCTTTCTGTGGGGTGCCAGTAGGGAGCGCGGACACGCATCAATGCCCCGTCAGGGTCCGGTAGGGGGCGCTGCTTCCAGCCATCCTCGGGGCCGGTAGTGATTTCCCAGTGTGTGACGTGCCCGAACCCGTTTCTGTGTCGCGCACCTAGGTGGGTGATGTGCCCGAGTAGCTGCTCTAGCTGTTTCTGGTCGGTGACGTCGGCGTGCCACATGATGGTGGGGTGGTGTGTGGCGGCGAGGGTGACGTTGCGTGCCTTGAGGGGGCCTAGCCCTGTGTGGTGCTCCTTCGCGGTGCTGTACAGGGCTAGTGGCGGGGCTGGTGGTTTGCGGCGTATCTCCACTGCTGAGTGATGTGCGGGCTCGGTGATGGGCGCGGACACGCACCACCCCCAGTGCCCGCGCATCTTCCATGTATCGAGTGGTAGGGGGAAATCGTGTGCGTGCTCATCAGTGATGGGAGGCACATCCTCTCCGTCTTTTACGGCTTGCTGCCACGCCGCCCACGCGAGCGGCCCGTCAAGGATCGGCACATCACCCACTACTGGTGTGTCGAGGTGCGCGGTGATAGTGGCGTGCATAGTTTTCACCCCGCTAGCTCGGCGAGTAGCCCACGGATCGTGTCAGCGTGCTCAGTGATGTGTGCTGTCCACTCATCACATGCGGCGGCACACTGCTGCCAGTCGGGGCCGGTGATCGTGGCGCGCCCGTAGCCTTGCGCGGTTTTCGCGCCGAGATGGGCCTCGCCGTCGGGGGCCCACAAGTGCAGTGCGGCGCCCAGCACGGTGCGGTGCTGCTCGCTGGCGGCGGGGGCGAGTGACACATCCCCGACGAGTCGCGCACCGGAGGCGAGCACCTGTGTATCCCAGATCATTTGCACGGTGGTGGCCTCGTCGCCTGCGGCTAGGGAAATGTATTGCCCGGCAGGGCTAGCTGCTTGATCATGCCGGGTGCCGAATTCCTCGCTGCGATACGCGGAAGCGCGGCGCACACTATCAGGATCAGCGCCGGTGCGGTGCGCGTTCTCTGCACAGTCGAGAATCATGTCAGAGGCCCGTAGCGTGCCGGTAATGATGTCGGACACTGCCGCGTAGCCCAGCATCGTTAGCATGGGCAGGTACTCGTCTACGCGCCGGTACAGGTCGAGGTTGATACGCGCTCCCGTAGAAGAGACTGCCCCGCCGGTCCATAGCAGATCGATCTGGGGTTTCGTGAGTGAGCCGGGCTGGATCTGCAGGGTGCTGGCGAGGTGCCATGCGAGGGCGTCTCGTAGCCCGTGCCGGATAGACGCGGCCGATAGGAATGGCACGGCAGCCACGGTGCCGTCTGGCTGGATCACGTCCTGTGTGCGCAGCACCGAGGTGTTACCGGAGGAACCGGCACCGTGATGGAACGGGGAGGTGAGGGTCGCCGTGAGTTTCACGCGGGTGGCTGGGGTGGGGGTGATCGTTGTCATTAGAAAGGAATCTCCTCAGTCTTCTTAGCCTTCTTCGAGGCCTTGTCGGTCGAGTTTTTAATCTTGGCGAGAGCCACCACGTACACCAGGTTCCTAGCGATGTGTCGCGACCACTCGGTGTAGTCGGCGTCGATGATGTCGGCGGCGCGTTTGGCCCGCTTCGCGGCGTCGAGCGTGAGAGTTTCGATCTGCAGCTTGCGGCACGCGATGGTCACGGCGTGCGCCGCGGTGTCGGCCCCGGCGGCGGCGGAGTCGATCGCGCTCGTGATCCGCCCACCCCAAAAGTCGAGGCGGCTAGGGCCGTCGTCGGTGAGGCTGTCACGCAGCGCGAAAATAAGGTCGATGGTGGCCTCGTCGAGGCGTTCAGGGGTTGGGGTAGGCATTGGTGTCCTCCATGATGGGTTTCGTGATGCACCACAGAGCTAGATCTGTGATGGGTGATTTGGCGTATGGGGCGAGTCGTGTGGAGAGTTTCTGCCACTGCTGTAGCTGCTCCGCGGTCTTGATGTACGCCGGCTCCCCAGTTTTGATGGCGTCGGCCGGCACGCCGAGGCGGCGCAGCGCGAGCACAGTGTGAAGCACGGTGCTCCACTGCTCGGGAGTTGATGTGATCGTCGTGTCCTCCATACGGACAGCCCACGGCCCGCGCCCCCGGTTCGTTGTGGCGTAGGGCAGGACGTGCTTCTGCCCAGACACCGCGATGCACACCACCCACTCCCCTTCTGGTGGGGACGCCAGAATATCGATAACGGGGCGTGTATTCCCGCGGTTCGTCTGGCAGATACCGAAGACATGCAGCGGTGCTTTCTCCGAGCTGTCTGGCAGCTTCACGCCGGGCGCGCACACCCATGTCCACATTCGCGGCGACGTTTTACCCTTACCGGAGCAGCACCACAGTGCCGCTTTACCGACTCGTCCACCGTGAAAGCTCCATAGTGACTGGTCAGTGAAGTTCTCCCCGAGGGCGCGCCGCGCATCAGCGGTAATCTCGCACTGCTCACCGGTGATGTCACACACCCCCGGCTGTGGTTTGAGTAGACGGGCTTTAGCGCCGGTGACTTCTGGCCTTCCCGCGGTTTCCCAGATGAGTGTTTGCGCGGCCGTCATCCGTTCTCCTCCACGAGCAGTAGACCGCACCCGTAGGCTTTACCTCGGCCCACGCCATTGGCGAGCAGCTGAGCGAGCACGATTTGGTCGTTGACAATTGCCTCACCCCTGAACATCACACGCCGTAGTGTGACGCGGCGTTGTGGTTTCACGCCGTGCGCGTTGGCTAGCGGGACATGGCCGAGCGTGAGGTGAGGGATGTCGAGAGCTGGCGCTAGTTTGCGGAGAAGCCATGTATCCCACTCGGCCTCGGGTAGCGCGGTGATTTTCCCGCGTGTGCCTTCTCGCTTCTCGGCCTTGGCTGGGTTGCCGATCAGCCCGAATGTGATCTCCGCCCCCGGTGCCGGTATTTCTTCCACGCGGGTGGTGTATCCGTCGGCCACGCCAGCCATCGCGGTTTTCCAGTCCACTGGGGCATCGTGTCGCACTACCAGTCCATGAGGGCTAGGGCAGCCCCATAGGGGCCGCGCCCCACCGGTGGCGTGCAGCAGAGTTCGGTGCACGGCTTGGGCGTCCCTTAGCAGACCACGCCCATTCCGGTTGATCTTAATTGTGGACAGCATCAGAACGGAGGCTCCTCACGGTCTCCCCCGAATCCGCCGCGCTGGTCTTGCACTGCCCAGCCACTCCCCTGCCGCTGCGGCCGCTGCTGAGAGTACTGCTGGGCTTGCTGCGCGTGCGGCTGCAACCACACATCAAAGCAGCGCATCTCCAGCCGCGAATGCCGCTGCCCCTCCTTGTCCTCCCAGCTACGCGTGTACAACTTGCCCTGCACCAGAACCTTCTGCCCCTTCGACAGCAAAGGCGATAGGGCCTCGGCCTGCTCACGCCACACGCTCGCGTCGAAAAACAGCTGATTCGAGTTCTCCCACTGCCCCTGCTCGCTCTTGCGGTTATCACTCACCGCGATACGCATCGACAGCACAGCATCCCCGCCGGGCGTGAACCGCAGCTCCGGCTCGGCAACAAGCCGGCCCACATAGGTTTGCACTGGATTCATTCTTTTTCCTTTCCCAAGCCAGACAATCTGGCTAAAAAACATTGGGGGCTACATCGCCCAGTAGCGTGTAACCCCCGTTCTGATATTTGATCGGCGCCTCGGCTGGATCCTGTGTGGCGCGCACGATCACGCCGCGCTCACGCGCCAAAGCAGGGTGTTTGTGCGCCCAGTCGTGGCAGGCGTGACACAACAGCACAAGATTCTCTGTGGTGTGATCCCCGCCCTGCGACCGCAGCTGCCGGTGATGCAAATGCCGCCCCTCCCACACACACGCGGGAGGAACCATCGCCTCACACACCCCACCCGATCTCGCGTGCACAGCGGCCGCCACGCCCGGCGGGATACTAGGTTTCGCCACGGCCAGCCACCCCGTACGCGGCGCGCACTGAAGCGCCAATCGACTGATAAGCCCTCAGCTCTAGCTCCAGCGCCTTCAACAGCCGGTCAGCGTGACGGTATGCCTGCTCGGCAACGTCACGTTCGGCTCGCTCCTTCTCGGTGTCCAGCACGGCGCGCTGTTTGCGATCCTCAACGCTTCCCTCAGCGGCGAGATACGCGGCCGCTCGCACACGGTCGAACTCCCGGTCCTTCTCCATGAAATCGCCGTAAGCCCGCGAAAACACGCCGATACCCTTAGCGATACGGTTCACCAGCTCGCGGATATGCGTCTCAATCTGGACAGGGCTAAGCGGGTCCATCGCCACCCACCCTGTTCAGCGCGGCTTGAGCGATCACCTTTTTCTCATCATCTCCGTTACGGCCCCAGTACTGGACAGCACTTTGTAGCGGCGTGCGTTCACCCTTATCCACGAAGGTTTCACACTGCGCCTTGAACTGGGCGATATCATCCCTCCGCTCTTGCTCAGGATCAATTGCCTCATAGGTGTCGGTATCCGGATCCCGTTCATCGGTAGGCAAGCAAAGCGTCTGGAGGAAAGCTGTTCGGAAAGCGACGGAATGCGCCTTAGCAGTGGCCTTATCCCCGTGGTCGAAAGCCTCCCCCCATACGACTGCCGCGAGTGAATCCCCCGCGGGGCCATACCAGTCCACCCTCATTTCAATGCGGCACACAGTAGCCTGGCCACCGTTTCGTGTCGTAGTGGAGGAATAATGAGCGGACAGCACGCTAGGGGCGGCTACCACCCCGTGTTTGCGCAGGGCAGGTCCGCACGCATTCATCACTGCATCAATGCCGCGAAAATGGAACTTCTGGTGGCCGTTGAAATCGCTTTTGGAAACATGGGAAACTTCGTTCATCACCGCCGATAGAGCCTCGACGATAGTGAGCTGCTCTGCCATCTACCCCACCTCCGTTACGCGTAGCGTGCGCTTAGTCGCAGGTACCTCGCGGGTGAACTCAGACGCGAGGTCCGGGTGCGCCTTGGCAAATTCCTTGGCCTGCCACGTACGACGTGGCTTCGGAAGCGTATAAGACACCTTCAACCCCGCCGCCTCATACGACACATCGCTGTCGCCTAGCGTGTCACGCAGCCGGTCGAGCAGCTCATGCTCTTCTTCTTCAAGAGGGCGCTTCATCAAACGCAGCTCACGGATACGCTGCAGCAGCCCATCAACCTCCGGACGGGCGCTATCGTCTCGCCAGCCGCCGCTAAGAAACTCGTCACGAATCGAGCACAGCTCCTCGATACGCTTCTCATCTCGCTTCACCGCGCACCATTCGATACGGCCCGGAGTGAAATCCTCGTGTGGCTCCCACCCAAACAAGCACTCCCACGCCCCCGTCACCATCATCTGCCACTGCATCTGGTCGTAGTATCGGGAAGGAATGAAATCGCGGGGATCCGCGCCATGCGGCGGGCATACCCACGCTTTATCGGCCTTGACCGTCTTGATCTCCCCCAGCAGGCCATCATCGGCGCCCAGCGCCACCATGTCTGGCGAGCAGGCGGACACCCCATCATCATCCACGTACAGATCCGATGAGGGCTCCAGGCGGGAATCAACGAAAATCTGCAGGTACTCTGCGATCACTGGTTCACGCTGCTTACCCCACTCGGTGTAGCGATTACCGCGAAATGCGGTTTGGCCGGTTTCACGCTCATCCCACACGCGGGGCCACTCGGAGTGGCACGCGGCTAGGCGCGCGATCATGGTTGCGGTGATGTAGCGGCGGCGTGCTTCGAGCCATTCGTCTTCTGTAGTAAATGTTAGGACTTGCATTGCGGTTCCTTCTTCCGGTGGTAGTTTTTTGCATCGGGTGTAGTCGCAGCGGCGCGTCACCATGACCTCCGGTCTAGAGCATCGTCGATACGCTGCTCCACATAGCGCTCATAGGCGGCTTCTTTGGCGAGTTGTTCTTCTTCGTCGTAGTAGACGTCGCGCGGCTCATCCGCGTCAGGCCCGTAGGGGTGGATCATGATTCCTTTCGGTAGGGGTCGGTCATGGCATAGATGCGATCAGCGGCGTCCTCGTATTCGCCGTCCTCGTACAGCCGTTCGGCTTGGCGGGCGATACGGCGCAGCAACGCCTCACTAGATTTGTCGCGCAGCTGCTTCTGCGCCTCGGCCAGCTCAGCCCGGCAGTCACGCAGCAGACGCGGATACTGCTTGGCCTCAATCTCCTTCAGCTTCTCCGCTACGCGCTTACCCTTCGAGATACGTGTTTGCAGCAGCTTTCTGTCGTGCTTCAGAGCTGTCACCATGTCCTGTAGCTCCTGTAGCTCCTCGTCCTGCCGCGTGGGGCGCGGCGGATACGCGGTCCATATCGTGGCCAGCCAGCGCGCCCGCATGTGCTCTAGCTCGGCCTCCAGCTCCGTGATACGGGCGCGGGCCTCTTTCACTTCGTCGGCGAGCACGGCCCACGCATAATGCCGCTGCTCCGGCGACGGCGAAAACCGCGCCAGCGCTTCACGCATGAGCAGCGCATTAGCCTCCGAGCCCTCAACAGTCATCACAACTCTCATTGGTCCTCCTAGCTCACGATCGCCCAGCCGAAACCCAGCCCGACGACGAGCCCGTACAGCAGCGCGATGATCCACGTCCACCAAGGCCAAACATCCACGGGATCGTCCTCCAACACCCCAGTGGCGCGCGCCAGAAGCTCCAAAGATTCGTCACGCATGGCTAGGCACCCTTCTTGTGCTGTCGGTCGATTACGTCTTTGGGGAAGCGCACCACGCTCCCAGATCGGATCGGCTCCAGATCAGGGCATTCCCCCTGCGCTACATGCCGGTACAGTGTCGAAACCCCCATCCGGAGACGGGGAGCGGCCTCCCGCACCGTGTACCAGCCAGATTTCGTGCTATCGTTCATGTCAGATTCCTTTCGCAGAATCAGGCCCCGCGGTGGTACCAGCACCAGCGGGGCTATTTTTATGGTCAAAAAGAGAGCGCAAGAGGGGCAGCAACGGCTCAGCCGAAATGCTCGAAGGCGTCATGGCCGCGCTTCTTGTCCAAGAGAGAGAGCGAAAACAAGTTCACCCCTCCTGCGCTCAGTGCCCGGCGCGGAATCGAACCACGCGGATCAACCATTCGGGCAGTTATTTGTATGCGCGCCGGTCGTTCCCTCGCCTCGGGTAGCGGGCCCAAGGCGGTGTAGCCACGCCGGATAAGCAGGTCTTGGCGATCTAAGAACCACGCTCGCTGCTACCCGGCGCGCCGTATCTCACCGGCGCTGTGCACTATCGAGTTTTCAAAAATCACGGCCACAAGGGGCCTTAGCGCCCGGCGCGGAATCGAACCACGCAATAACAAACCATTCGGGCCGCACAGAATTACATCTGTGACGTATAAGGCGGTTACGGGTAGGTACCCCGCTATGACGAAATGTGACGAAAGTTTTTGACACACCACCCCACGCCCATAGCGTCGAGAAGGGGCTAGCGGTTGAAGAGTTGATCGGCTGACTGGATGATTCCCGCGTCCAGAAGGGTTTTGATCGCGGCTTGTATGCGGCGGCCTTCGCCGTTTTCGACGCGCTCCTTACCATTGTCGGGCCACACCACCGGCGCGGATCGCTGCACAATCGCCTCATACCCCATCGACCGCAGTAGCTTCACGCGATCCATTGCGGAAGAACGGGACTTAAACCATTTATTGGTATCCGGTTCCAGAAACTTGTTGGTCTTGAACCGCTCCACGTATTCAGCGCTTGCCTCCCACCCCACCGGGCGGCCCCAGCGGAAGCGGCGTTCAGTTCCATTGAAGCCGCGATGATCGAACGCTTCGTATTCTTCGAACTCGGGTTCTTCGATGATGTGGGCACGGTACATGTAGTTGTTGCTCATTAGGCTGCTTCCTCCGGATTGAGATGGGGGCCGTGGGTCTCGAATGCTTCGTAGACCCATTTCCATGCGAGGTCTTGGCCCTTTTTAGTGATTAGCGGCTTTACGTACTCGTAGCCGGTTTCGGTAGTGCCGCGCTTATTCCAGCCGCGATCGCTGCGGACAGATTGGGCGGTGATGTGTCCAGAGTCGGCGCGTCCGGGCTTGATGAGTAGACCCTTACGGGCGAGTAGGGTGAGCACGTCACGCTGCTTGATGTCCACGCCGCGGGTGTATCCGTACTGCTGTACTTGTCGGGCGAAGTCTTGCTTGCCCACGGCGTGCTCCACGGCTGAGTGTGCGGCTGCTTTCGCAACCATGGGGGCTTGGATGTTGATTACTTGGGCGCTGCGCTTGGCTTCCAGCTCGGCCTTCTCCGCGCGGGCCCGCTCATCCTTTAGCTGGGTGGCCAGCTGGATGATGGTGTCGGGATCAGTGAGTACTTCTTGCACCTTGGAGGGAGTGAGGTAGCCGCCGTGCTTACGGATCGAGGGAAGCACCTCGTGAGTGATCCAGCGTTTGAAGTCTTTTGCTTCGGGGCGCTTGCTGCCGATGATCGCGGTGTAGAGGCCGGACTCGGTGACGGTAGTGAGTTGCTGCTCTCCACCAAGGGTGGGCACTGAACGCCTACCCTTTTCGTCCTCGTCCAGGCGGCGTGCCATGTCCTTAGCGCTGCCGTACCCCAAGACCTTGGCGACGTCAGTAGCCACCCATTGGGGGTTGTCGGGATCATCGGCGATCACGCGCACCCCGTGGCCCTTGAAGTCGAACTTTTGCAACTCCATGTGGTATCCTTTCGGTAGTGTTTTGGTGTTTTGGTTTTGCCCCATCGTTTCGGCGGTGGGGTTTTTCTTATGCGGCGATGATCTGCTTGACCATCCGAGCGCGGCGAATCTCGACTTCTTCTTCCGTGACGTCGAAAGCGTCTTGGAAGGTGACTGGGCAGTTTGCGAGTACTGCTCCGATAAACCGCGGGCTGGCCTCTGATTGGCGCTTTGACTGGCGGCTGATCGTCGATTTAGTGACGCCGATCTTTTTTGCGAACCGCTCCAGAGTGCCTTCTCGTGCGATTGCGCTTTCTAGCCACTCGCGGTTCACGCGGACTGTATTCACGGTCTGCATGTAAACCTCCGTTGTCTCTAAACTTCATGCCGTTGGTGCGGCACAACATAAAGCTAGCACAGGGGTAGTTTTCATGCAACCTACCGTTGGGGCGGCCCCACACCTTGCATTGTTGCGCACATGCAACTACACTTGTGAGCATGACAAACACACGATGGTGGAACTACGTAACAGCCCTAATCGGCGACTCCACATTCAGCCAAGCTGCCGTCAAAGCAGGGTTCGATAAGTCGGCCTTCACTCGATGGAAAAAGGGCACCCCTGCCGATCCTGCGTTCGTCGTGAAGCTCGCCCGCGCGTATGAAGCCAACGTTCTTGAGGCGCTGGTAGAAGCCGAGTTCATCACCGAGGAGGAGGCGCAGCTACGAGAGATCGCCCCTACTCTCGACCTGGAGGATGTAAGCGCGGATGCCCTTATCGACGAGCTACAGCGCCGCGTAGACCGCTTCAACTTCATCAAGAACCTTGAGATCACTGACGAACCGGACATGACACTCGGCGAAGCCGTAGACGAACTGGAAGAGCGGCGTTCGAACAAGCACTCCCCCCGCGTGTCTCCCCCCACCGCCTACAGTGACGACATCCCAGAAGACGCCGTCGCGGACAGCAGTGACTATCACGAGGAGGAGAACAGCGAGTTTGACGATTGATGAGCTTTACGAGCTCGCAGACCGGCTCGGGGTCACGATCACCACCCACGATCGCGGCCCCAAGGGCTGGTATGAGCACCACACCCAGAAAATAAGTCTGCGATACGACCTACGTGCCGCTAACCTGCGCTGTACGCTAGCTCACGAACTGGGTCACGCGATACGCGGCGACGAAGCCACGGGCATCGAGCACTTTGACCAGCGGGCAGAGCGCGCAGCAGACCAGTTCGCGGCGCGGCTTCTCATCTCCCCAGCAGAGTACGCCGCCGCCGAAGCGCTCTATGGCCCCCACGAGGGCGCGATAGCGCGGGAGCTGGGCGTCACCACCCACCTACTCGCTGTATGGCGAGGAATCCACGAAAGGATTAAAGCATGAAGAAAATCACGACTTTTGCCGCCCTAGCTGTTCTTCCCGCGCTGGCGCTGACGGCCTGCGACGAGCCCGCAGACGAGCAGGCCGCAGACACAAATTCCGCCAACCCTGGCACCGTCGTGCTGGAGAATTGCTCGGGAGAGTCCCCTGTGCCGCTGACGAAAGCAGAGGTGAAAGATGGTGCCACTGCGAGCGCGGACGGCGCAAAAACCATCGTCCTGCATTTTGATGGGGACATCACTCAGGGCGAGGTGACAGCTGGGGCTAACGCGATCGACGGCGGGCTCTACCAGCGCAGCGTCGCTCTACGTGACGGCGAGCCCGTCCAGAGCACACTGTGGATGGAGCAGGAGAGCCGGTCTGAGGACATTCAGCCGCAGCCGCGCCCCGAGGACGGCACACTGGAGCTGATCGTCCCCGCGAAATGGGCGGATCATTTCTCCAGCGTGGACGGCGCGTGGCTCACCGCCAATGACCAAACATCCGAGTGCGGCGCCTAAACACAAAAAGACGCCCCGCGGCCTTGGGGGAGGTGGCGCGGGGCATCAATGTCTCAGTAAAGACAGGGATCATTATACATGGCTATCCAAAAGAGATCGACCAAAACGGGGAAAACACGCTGGGTGGCGCGGTACCGCGACCACGGCGGCAAAGAGCACTCCAGATCGTTCGATACGCAGCGTGAGGCGAAAGCCTTTCTACAGGAGCAGGAGCGCTCACTACGGCGCGGCGAATGGATCGACCCCACACAGGCGCGTATCACCGTGGGCGAGCTTATGGAGCAGTGGATCGAGCGGCCCATGAGGGACACCAGCCGCTCTGTCTATCGCGATGCTATCGCCAATCTCGGCCCCCTAGCCGAAACCCCCGCGATTCAGCTCACGCGCGTGGACGTGGACGGCTGGTATCGGCAGCTCATCACTCACAGGCCGTGGAAAGGCGCACAGGATAAGGGGGTGTCGGAGACGACGGCGCGGCGGATGTGCAGCATCCTTTCCGGGGCGATTAATTACGCCGTCGAGCTGGGGATACTGTCGAAAAACGTGGTGAAGGTGCCGCGCGCCACGGGCAAAGGCTCTCGCGCGGTGCAGCGCTCTCAGCTGCCCACCGTGGAGCAGATCAGGGCCGTAGCTGACTGCCTCGCCAGCGGTGTGCAGCTCGACGGGAAGCGGCTGAGGCGCTCCAACCCGGCGCTGGCCGCGATGGTGCTCTGTGCCGCTGGTACCGGCATGCGTGTCAGTGAGCTGTGTGGCCTGCAGGTGCAGTCTGTGGATTTCCTGCGTCGCAGCGTGCACGTCACCGCGCAGATCAGCCGAAGTGGGGGGAGATTGGCCGCGCTGAAAACGCCCGCCGCGGATCGCGTCTTACCCGTGTCTAACGAGCTGATCACCATTTTGGATCGCCAGTGCGCGGGAAAGGGTCGCGAAGAATTCGCGTTCACGAATACGGGGGGCCGCCCAATGTCTGCGTCATCGGCCGGTCAAGCGCTGCGCTCAATAATGGGGCACGTGGGGGCGGATTTCACGTTTCATGGGCTGCGGCATTTTTATGCGTCGCGGCTTATTGATGCGGGGCTATCTGTCGCTGCTGTGCAGCGTCTGATGGGGCACGAGAGCGCCGCGCTCACACTAGCGATCTACACGCATCTTTTCCCGGATGCGGAGGAGCAGGCCCGCGCCGCGGTGCAGGGAATGCTGGAGCGGCGCGGGATCGATGCGGGATCGAGTGGTAGTGGAGCTTCGCTAAGGGGGTTGTGA